GAGGCCTATTGCGGGATCCGGATCGCTCCGGCGGCCGTGGCGATGACTTTCCCGAGCTTCGCCGAGCTCGAGCGCCTCAGCCAGGCGCCCGTGCAATCGATCGTCGACGTCCGCTACCTGGACGCCGCCGGCGCCGAGCAGGTGCTCAACGCGTCGACCTACGAGTTCGTCAATGTCGACGCCGACGTCCTGAGGCCACGGCTCCGGCTCGCGTTCAACAAGAGCTGGCCGGCGATCCGCTCGGCCGAGGATTCGGTGCGGGTAAGCGGCGTCGCCGGCTACACGGCCGTCCCGCGGCCGATCATCCGGGCGATGCTGGTCCTCATCCACCACTGGTTCGACAACCGCAGCCTCATGCAGGTCGGTCAGAACGTGCATGAGATCCCGCACTCGGTCACCTCCCTGCTGACGAATTTCCGGCGCTGACGTGTTCGACGCCGGCAGGATGCGCGAGCGGATCACCGTCCGCCGCCGCACAGAAGCGAAAAATAGCCGGGGCGGGCTCACCGTGGGCTGGTCGACGGTCGCGTCGGACGTGTCGGCGGAAGTCCTCGGAATTAACGGCCGCGAGGCGCTGATCGGCAACGTGCTGCAGGGCGTCGCGACTTACCAGGTCACAATCCGATTCCGCGAGGACATCAAGGTCTCCGACCAGATCCTCTGGAAAACCCACGAGCTCAACATCCTCGCACCGCCCGAGGATCGGCTCGGAAGCCGCCAGTGGCTGGTGATCACCGCCAGCACCCAATCGCCGCAGGGCGCCTGATCTCACCCACGAAAGGAATTGCCGATGCTCACCGCACGGATGACGACCAAGCTTCTCTCCAGCTACGCCGCGGTGCCCGACGTGGGCTCCGCCTCACAGCTCGCCAACGACGAGGTCCGCTACGATCTCGAGGATGGGACCGGCGCCGGCCAGGCGCAAAAATATTACCAGGACAAGGCGACGATCGCCGCGTCTGGCTCGGCCACGCTCGACCTTAACGGCGCGATCAACGACATCTTCGGCGCCGTGCTCAATCTCACGAACATCAAGGTCCTCCGTATCCGCGCGGCGAGCACCAACACCAACGACGTCGTGGTCGGCGGCGCAGCCTCCAACCCCTTCATCGGCCCGTTCGCGGACGCGACCGACAAGATCGCGATCAAGCCCGGCGGCGAGCTGTTCCTGATCGCGCCGAATGCAGGCTACGCGGTCGTGGCCGGTACCGGCGACCAGCTCAAGATCGCAAACTCCGGCGCCGGAACCGGCGTCGACTACACGATCGAGATCGTCGGCTACTAAGCGGTGGCGCGCCGGATCCGGGGCGATCGCGCCTTCAAGCGATTGCTGACCAAGCTTCCGGACGCAGTCCGTGAGGAGATCCGCGCGACCCACATGCTGGTCGGCGCCGAGCAGCTCGCAAAGGGCCAAAGCCTGGTCCCGGTCTATGCCGGAAAACCGCGCAAGGGCTTGGTCCCGGGTGCGCTCAAGGCCGGCCTGTCGTTCAAGGTCACGCCCGCCGGCCTGAAACTGAAGTTCGGCCTGGTCGGGAAGCCGACCAACCGAAAGCTCTACTATGGCCACATCGTTGAGCACGGCCGCAAGGCGGGCGTTGTTACTGTCAGCCGCGGTTCGAACGGCCTCAAGGCGGCGCTCGCGGCCGGCGGCCGAACGAACAACTACAAGTCGATCGCGCTCCGGCTGAACGTCAAGGGTACCTATCAGATGCGGATCGGTGGGATGGCGCCGCAACGCTTCGTCTACACGACCCCGCGCGACCAGCTTTACGCGCCCTACCGGGCCGTCTGGCAACGCGCGCTGGCGGTAGCCGCGTCAGGAGGGACGTCGGATGTTTGATTCCGCCACCGCGGTCCAGGAGGCCGCCTACGGCGCGCTCAACGTCGCTGCGGTCACCGGACTCGGCGCCGAGGTCTGGGCGCACATGCCCGAGATCGGGCCCGACGCGGACCCGCTCGCCGACAGCTCCGTCGTGATCATCCACGACACGTCGATCGAGCCGATCGGCGGCAAGGACGGCGGGCTCGACAAAGTTACGTTCCAGATCATCACCGCGGTGCGCAAGCCCGATCGCGGCATACTCACCCAGCTGCAGGGAGCCGTTCGCGAGCAGCTCGAGGACCGCGAGATCGCGGCCTTCGGCGTTCTGCTGTCCCGCCCGATCCTGACCTCGGCCGACAGCGAGCTGCAGGAGGACGGGCAGACCTACATCGGCAAACAGGAATTCATGACGATCGTGCAGCCCCTATAGGGCCTTCGCGAAGAGACGCCGCCGGCAAACCCCGACCCCGGGGGAGGCAAGCCAACCCCCTCAATCTTTGGAGAGAAGCACCATGGCCAAGAGGCTTGGTAACAACTGCCGGCTGTTCGTCGAGAGCGCGGTCGCCGGGACCTACTATGAAATCAAGGGCCAGCAGAACCTGGCCGTCAACCGCAACGCGGCGACGATCGACACGTCGACGAAGGACGAGTTCCCGTACGGCTCGAGCGCGCCTGGCGCCCGCTCACTGAGCATCCCGGCCTCGTTCATCCCCGATCTTCCGGACGCCAACGGCTGGGACCGCCTGCGCACGCTCGTCGGCGGCACCGATCCGTTCAACATCCGGATCAAGGACGGCGCGACCGTCGTGCTCGAGTGCTCGGTCTATGTCACCGACCGCAACAACACGATGAACATCAACGCGGCCGGCGAGGCGAGCTGCACCTTCGTCAACGCAGCGCCGCCGGTCACCGACAACCTCTAATGGCCGTCCGCATCGGCAAGCTGCAGCTGAAGACGGCGGTTCCGGAGGATCTCCACCGCCGTCTGCTCGCCGCAACCGGCTGCAGCATCGCAGAAATCGCGCGGATCCTCGACGGACCGTGCATCGCCGGGAGCGTCGCGGCCGCTCTGGCGCCCATCCTGGCCGAACCTTTGTCCAGGATCGACCTTGCGCGGCTGATCGCCGACGCCGGCGTCGACGTCGTGCGGCCGAGGGTCGCGCGACTCTACGCCGAGATCCTCCATCCGAAGGAAAGCTCACATGGTAGACGAAGCGACTGAAGCCGCGGTCGAGGTCGAGGCCGAGGCCGAGGACCAGGCAGAGCCGGAGATCGAGGTCGACGTTCGCGGCCAGGTCACGGCCCCGCTCGATGGCGTGGATTACGTGCTGCGGCCATCCGAGGAGGCGATCCTCGCCGCCGAGCGGCAATGCGGCTGCAGCCTCCATGTCTTGACGGAAAAGGCGACCTACTCGCGGCTGACGCTCGATGAGATGGCCATCATCGTCACCGAGATGATGCGGGCTCACGGCAAAGCCGATTCTTCGGCCGGGCCGAGCTATTCCGGAGCGAAGGTCGAGCGCGTCCGCACCATGATCTATGAGGCCGGCGCGCCGCGGATCACTGCTCGCCTGGTCGTACTGCTGCGCGGCGCCCTCACGGGAGGTTTCACCGCCTCGGGGGAATGGAAGGCGTCGGGGACGAACTAGATCAGGCCGACCCCCGGCGCAGCATGATGGGCCTTGCCGCCGCGGCGTTTCACTGGACGCCGCAGACCTACTGGGCCTCGACCCGCCACGAATATTTCGCCGCCTACGAATCCTGGCGGCTGATGAACACGCCGTCCGAAGGCGGCGCGAAATGAAGGAGGCCGCGCGATGAACCGTGACGTCGCGCAGCTCCTCCTGCAGGTCGACGCGTCGGTCGCTCTGGCCCAGCGCAACCTCAACCAGCTCGCCAGCGAGGTCGACGGCAACTCCACCCGGATGGACGCGTCGCTGGCGCGGGTCGACAAGGCGTTCAACCGCGTCGGTACGTCGGCCGAGAGCTCTGCCCAGGTCTTCATGCAGGGCAAGGCAGCGGCCGACCGCTTGGTCGCTTCGATCGACCCTCTGTTCGCGGCCCAGCTCCGCTACGACCAGGAGCTCGAGAAAGCACAGACGCTGCAGCGCCAAGGCATGCTGACCTCGGCGCAATTCGCCAAGGTCCAGACGGGCCTGAAGCAGCAGCTCGACGACCAGGTCATGGTCTACAGCGGCGTCGCCAAAGGCGCCGGCAATGCGCGCCTCGCGCAGATGGAGCTGATGCACGTCGTGCGCGGCTCGGTCGACCAGTACGCCGCCGGCGCGTCGGTCACTCAGATCTTCGCGATGCACACGGCGATGCTGGGCCAGGCGGCGTCAATGGCCGTGCAGGGCGAAAGCGGGCTCGCGAAGCTCGTCCAGGGCCCGTGGATGATCGCGATCGTCGCCGGTGTCGCAATCCTTGGCACATTGATAGCCAAGCACCACCAGGCAGCCGACACCGTCGATGCGCTCGTCGCGAAAATGCACAAGCAGGCAGACGAAGCCCGCATGGAAGAAGAGGCGCACCGCGTCTGGGCGCGCAGCATCGACGGCGTTCGCGAAGCGCAGGAGAAGCTCCGTAAGGAGCTCGAGGAATCGCTGAAGATCGAAGTCCTGGACGAGCAATACGCGCTGCAGAGCGCGAAGGCTCGCATGGATGCGCAGAAGCAGGCGCTGGCGGAAGCCGGCAAGGAAGTCGCGCGGGTCCAGGCGCTGGTCGACGCGCAAACCAAGAAGTACGGCGCCGAGGCGATCCGTCGCGCGCCGTCAGCCTACGACAAACAGCTGGCGGATCAGCTCGAAGCTGCACTGGACCGATGGCAGCAGCTCAAGAACGACGTCGAGAAGAGCGAGCAGACCGTCAGCGACGCGCAGCTCAAGATCACCGAACGCACCGCGTCCTACGCCACCGATAAAGCCAAGGCCGTCGCCGACACGTTCGCCAGCATCCGCGGCGACATCGAGAAGCAGCGGATCAATGCTACGACCGATGTGCTCGGGGCACTCAATGTCGCCGAGAAGGCCGCGACCGACGCGATCGCGCAGGGCCTCGAGGGGGAGCTCGAGGGTCAGGTCAAGGCGTTCGACCGAAAGATCGCCGCGCTGAACGCGAGCCTGACGTCGGGCAAGACCGGTCCCGCCGCGTTCGCGGCCGAGGTCCGCAAGCTCGCCGACGCGCTCGAGAAGGCTGCCAAGGCCGCGGCCGCGGCGAAGAAGGGCACCGGCGAGCTCGCGAATTTCATCATGCCGGTCGAAGGCAAGATCAGCTCCGGCTTCGGCGCGCGTACACCGCCAACCAAGGGTGCCTCATCCTACCATCCGGCGATCGACATCGCCGCGCCATTCGGAACGCCCGTCAAGGCGGCCGCGGCCGGCGTCGTCATCTACACCGGCAAGCTCGGA